TAGGTTCAACCGATTCAGCCATTGAGTCAGTTCCTTTTTTGAATTCAGAACCGTAAACAAATAACTTAATAGTTTCGTTACCAGCAGATATTCCAGCTAAGTCATCGATGTTTTCTGCACCGTAAGGCTTAATTTGTGGAGTATTACCTACTGATTTTACAAATGCTTTGAATACTACACCTGATACTTCACAAACAAGTGTGTTACCAACTCTTAATGAGTGAGTAATTGTAGAACCACCAGTGTTATCAATATCTAAAAAGCTTGATAAGTCACCTGTTGCAGTTGCTACAGTTGCTTGATAAGCAATGTGTAATCTTCCTTGCTCAGACCAAATAATTTGATCAGATTGTAATGGTGCTTCTGCACCTGCCATTTTTAAGAATCCAGCTACGGTTCTGTTACCGTATCTTTCAACTTCTTTTTCATACAGTTCTGGTAAGTATTGCTTAGCCCATCCATCATTTTGTATATCTAAATAACTACCTGCAGTAGTCATTTTTTGTACGTTTGGACTTACTAAACTACTAGCACCAGGTCCTGTAAAAACATTATTGTTTGCCATTTTAAATTAATTTTTTAGTTTAATAATTTTTCAGTTTTAATTTTGCTCCCGAAAGATTATCACCTGAAATAACTTTTACTTTTATTCCACCGGCATCAACAAAACCATCCGCAGTTTTACGCGGAGTCATGTCAATATTTTTAGCGTCTGCTGTCATTTGTTTGATTGCATCAGCTTTACCTTGTTGATAAAAATGATTAGCTATTGAATCAGGATTTGAAGCGGCAAATAAAGCTTTATGAAAATCACTTGCATTTGTTAATAATTGATTTTTATCAACGTATTTATCAAAGACACTTGATAAATTTTGTGGTTTCACTTTGCTCACATCTTTAACGTTAAACCTATACTTCTTTTCTCCAACATTAAAATTAAAACCTTTAAAATCTTTGTTGAAAAACTTATTAGTTTCTTGTTCAAAATGTTTTGTTTGCTTCGCTAATAATTCGTCAGCCTGTTTTTGCTCATTATTATAACGATTGAAAAAATCTATTGCTTTTTGCTGTTCAGGTAGTAACTTAGAACCCAACTTGACTTCTTCGTAATACTTATCCTTCAACCCTGTCAAAAAGCTTTTAGCTTCTGCAACCGCTTCTTTATAAGCTAATTTTTTTCTTTTAATAAACTTTGGTTCATCTACTTCTTCGTCATAATCAAAACTATCTTCTATTAAAAAAGATATTTCATCATAACTAAGATGAGGCTTAGTTTGTTTATAATATTCAGTTAGTAACGTATTATTATCTACATTACTATAATCTGCGTTTAATCTAACGTAATCTTCTAAACTACCGCCAGTTTCATTCATAAAGTCTACAACTTTTTGAATATTTTCTGGTAAAGGTTGTGCGTTTGATTGAGCTTCTTCTATTGCTTCTTCAACTTCTTCTTGTAACTCTTCAACCTTTTCTTCAACTTCTTCTTCTGTAATTTCTTCTAAAACTACTTCTTCTTCTTCGCGTACTCCTTGCAGTTCCACTTCGGCTTCTTGCCCAGCTTCTTCATTCTCGCTGCTTCCGCGTAGCACGCCATCTTCTGTTTCTTGTTCTTGAACGGCATCTTGTTCTTGTTTAGGGGGTTTACTTAAATCTACTTTGTACATGTCAGTTTCCTTGTCATACTGGGAATTTTTCTGTACTTCTTGTTCTTTTTCGGCTGGAGTCTTCACTTCGTCTTCCAGCACTTTTGCTTTAATTTCTGCCATAATAAAATATTATATAATTATTTAAAAATTTATCTTGGTTCAAATTGCTCTAAACCAAATCCACCTAAGTTATCCATACCTGCGGATTCAAACTTTTTTGGTGGTGTACCAGATTTTCTCTGATCTATTAATTCACTTTGTTGTGATGCTTGTATTTTAGTTCGTTCGTCTTTACGATCTTCTTTATACTTCTCTTTATTGTTAATTACATTCGATTCAGCTTCTTTAAGCTTCATATTTAAATCAAATTCAAATTGCATTAATTCTTTTTTAATTGCTGCTTCTCTTTCTAGTTTTGCAATATCAAATTGAGATTGTGCTTGTGCAATTTGTACTTTACTTTCTGCAACACCTTGTTGCTTTTGAATTTCTGCTGCAGCTGCCGCTTGTGATGATTGAGCATTAGCCTCAGATTGCGCTTGAATATTTTGTTGTGCTATTTGTTGATCAAGCTGTTGTTTTCTTTTTCTTCTTACTTTTAATAATTGATTAGCAAGTTTTAAATTTCTAACTTCTCTAACATCAATAGCATCTTCAAGGTTTATTTGTTGTTGTTGAATAGCCATCTGAATATTGTTTTCAAGAAGTTGTTTTTCTTCTTCATCAGGTGCTAGTTCTAAAAATATACCGAAGTCATGTGTATGTAATTCTGTAATTTCATTTAAATTACCTACATTAAACTTACCTAAGGATTGCATAAATTGATTATTTGTATTAGAGTATTCTAATACATCAGCTATTCTTAATGATACAGCTTCAGCGGTTTTTAAAGTTAAATATAAACCAGCTTGTAATATATGTCGTGTTGCTGTATTGCTATTAGCTGCTGCTATTTTTTGTAAACCAACTAATGCGTTTTTATCAGGTGTACTTCCATCTCTTGCTTCATTTAATCCTGTAACGTCTCGCATCATTTGTAAATAATAATTATAAGATTGTATTAAGCTTGCAATTTTATTATTACCACCACCTGTACGTAATTCTTGAATAGGTACTCTACCTGGATTCATATCACCGTCTTGTGTCATTGATCTACCAATAACAGAACCGGTTTGGAAATACATATTCAAAGCTTCTTGTGGATTATAATTTGTGCCGTTACCTAAATCCACTTCAGCAAGACCATCCGCATCTAAGTATACACCATCTGGTACCAGTCTTGAAAGAACCTGTTGTAATTTTAAATGCGTTATTTGAATCATATCTGCGAATGATGTCATTCTGCCAACTAATGACTCAGGCTTTCCTTTATATATTCTTGGAGCTACTATATTGTAACTCATTTGTACTTTTGTAATATCAGACTTAGGACGTGTCATATTAACACACTTTTTCCACTTTAATAACTTTTCGTGTCCAACTATTTTTGTTCCTTCGTACAATACTTCTATTGCCCTGCTTACTTTTTCAAATCTTGGATCGCTCGACGGTGGAGGATTAAACTCATCTGTTTTTTCAATTGCTTTATCACCACCTGTTGCACCTTCTTTAATTTTATATACTTGATCTTCAAAAGTTTTATATTCAAAATGTAACACATAAACATAGTTAGCGTCAATGCTATCAGCTGAGCTAAACTTTCTACCTAACATATTACTACCTGAACCATACTGTTCTAATTTTTTAATATCATCATCAGTTAATTCAGGAAATTGTTTTTTAAGTTCTGCTATAGTTAATTTTCTTACTTCACCTACATAATATAAATCATCAAAGTATGGAGATTCTGTATAAGAATAAACTAAGTCAGAAGGATCTACATATTCTAATTTAATTCCTTCTGCTGTATTAAAACTGTTTTTAACACAAGATATACCTAATACAGTTGTATCATAATCTAATCTTTTCTTAAGTAAATGATATTTATTTAAATCAAATACATTTGCTAAAGCTTGTTCTTGTGCAATTTCTATACTTTGTTTATAGTTTAATTGCATATGTAATTCTAGCTCTTCGTCAGATTCAGGTAAATTATTTGGGTCATTATTGAATGTATCTAATCCTGTTTGAGCTTCTACGTTTTGTTTAAATTGAAACAAACGCATATCTTCTAAATATCCTTTAACATATTCTGTTCTTGCCTCTGATGCAACACTATCAACTGAATATGCTTTTAAATTATATGTTCTTTCTTGTATACCATTTACAACTATATCTACAAATTTAGGTATGATAGGAACTGGTTTCCAATCTAAATTAAGATATGATAAATCACCATTAATTGATAATTCGTTTTTATATTTATCTACACTTTGTTCACCTCTTGCATATAATCTTAATCTATGAAAATTATCTCTATTAGCAAAGTAACGTGTATCTGACCCGTCTTTTCTAAACCATTCTGCCTCTATAGCATTACCGATCTGTAAACCATATTGTTCACTAGCTTTCTCAGCGCTGCTTACAGCTTGACTTGGAAAAATACCTTTTTTAATTATCTTAGCCATTTATTGTATTATTTTTGAAATATCGCCTTTATTGTTATATTTAGCAAAGCTAAAGCTAACTTTATCTTTTAATTGTACCATAGCTTTTGGTGTATACAAATTTTTATTACATGCCATAATTGCTAAACCTGAACTTATCGCGGCATCAAATTTTGTTCTTTTATTTATATCAAACTTAGCCCAGTCATTTAATGTAGTATTAAAATACATATCACCATAATCGCCATTTCCTTTATCGCCTACATATGAATTTATATAACTTTCAATTGCAGCCGCGTGAGCTTGTCTAATATCTTCACTTGAGTTTGGTATACCACCTATTTCTTTTTCAGCAACAGACAACCTATTCCAAACTTTGTCCGGTCTATTCATTGAATAACCTCTATATCCTCTTCTTTTTAAATAGTATAATAGTCTTGGTTTATTATTTTCTGCAAGTATTGGCATACCATAAAAATGTAATGCCATTAATATATCTTCAAAAAACATTTCTGCTGTTTGAGGTCTTGCAACATATTCTAAAAAGAACCTATTCGGTGGAGCATTCTCCATACTAAATTTCGTAAGACCGTGTAATGAACCTTTAGATCCTTTACCGTCGGTAGTTCCGGATATATCATAACTATCGCAACCAAATGCACCAATATGTTCATTGCCGGGATATTTAGCTCCATTTTTTATTATTACTTTATTTTGTAAATTTGCACTTGGAATCCAACTTACTTTAAATCTTCCGTTAGGATTCGGTGTAAATTCGACCTTTGTATCTTTAACACCGTTCTGCCACGAAAAAGATCCAGTATTGACATTACCATCATATCTAGCTTCTTCATTGTAGTCAATCTGTTCGTAAATCTTAACAAGATTAAATATGCTATTTTTAGTTTCATCTCTGAAAGCATGTTCTTCAGTCCTTGGAAATTGTCTATAAAATTCATTTAATGCGTCTTGATCTCCTTTTAATCCGTCAACTTCGTTTTCCCAATGCTCGATGACCCCAACATCAATGAGTTCCCCATAGCTATCTTCAACTGGCTCTTCTGGCGTATTGAATACAGGTATTCCATAAGAATCAATGAATCCTTCGAAGTTCCATTCCATAGGTATGAACAAACTATATAATCCTGAGCGAGTCTGTCCATTGCGGTTTCTTTTTGTAACGTCTGAATCATTATATAGTTTTTTAAAGTTTTCTCCACCTTTATCAAGTGAATTACTTGTTGAACCCATCATACATTTACCTATAACCCTGGATCCTAACCTTAATGTAGTTTTAGTTACACGCCAGTTATTTAAGATGTTTTCTGGTCTTTCCCATTTTCCTGCCTCATCATGTACAAGTAACGCAAGCTTTTCACCATCGTAACTATTGTCACCAGTATTTTTCCAATCAATCGTGGTATCGAGACCAGCCAGTTCTTCAGTTTTTTCATTTACAATTATTTTACGTCTAGTAAATTTACTTGCGGGAACACGATACGCCAACTCTGTTTTTGGTCTATCCATTCCATCTTGTATTGGTTTAAAGAAGAATGGGTAATTAACGGATATTGGTACGACTTTATCTGTAAACATTTTCTTAGCATCAGCTCCTGACTTTGATAAGATACCAAACCTAGAGTCTGAAGAGATGGTAGCTTGGTTGACAGTTTCTGACGATGCCATGAATGAAAAGCCACTCCGTCTATTTTTGAGGTAGCACATTCCGTAACATCTTGTATCTGCTTTGCAAGC